ACCAAGACGAATGCAACCTCGACACGCCCGTCGTATGATCGGCACAACGTAGAAGTTGTGCAGACCATCTTCGCGGCTGGTGATGTAGCCGAATACGAACGCAAGTTCTACTTCGTCCTCGAGCTAAAGCCCGGGGATACGTCAGTCGCTCTCGCTGATGCAATGGCCGACAAGGTCATTGCCTCTTCGAATGCGCTGCTCGTAGCTCTCGTCGGCTGGGAGTCCTAGATCCGTGTAGGTTACCAACTCGTTGTTGGCCCTACATGGAGGAAGACTATCCAGTTGGTTGGAAAGAGCACTCTAACAGCATGGGACATTTACGAAGGTTAACTTCGCTATGTCTAAATGCCATGTTAGGGAGCTGAACAGCGTCTACGTGCACCTCTTCCGAGATGCACGTGACGCGTTCCCGGCCCTGGAGACGGACTTTGAGAGAGATCTCACCCGTCTTCAGCGACTCGTCGAGTCGAGAGGAATCGGAGTTTATCTCCGAGACCTCCCGGCAGCCGGCAAGCACTTTGATCGGTGCTTGTCCGACGGTCAGTACAAACTGTCTGGTTTACCTCTCACAAAGAGGTACTCCAACAGGGTAGTGATTCCGAAGTTTCTTCGGGGACTCTACCTACTGGTTTTTGACGAGTCAGGTCGTCTGAAGGAAGATTGCTGCACGGACGCCATCCTTTTTATTCGGCAAATTTTGTTTGCCGCTAAGAAGGCTGTCTACCCATGTAGCCTCGATGCGATCGAAGACTGTGTCTCTGATTTCATCGAGACTGACAAGGAGCTTCCTGAGCTTGATAGCTTTTGGACTCTCCCTGTTGGCTCTCCAGACTACGACTCGGTCATAGAACCTGGTTTCAGGTTCTCTCCCTTGTTGCAGTCTCGATTGCCAGAGCATCCATCTCCGTTGAGATGGGAGCTCCAGCTCTTCCTGACTAACCTTGACGTAGTGTCAACGTTAGTCGCCACATCCCTAGGGAGCTACGCTCCCGCAGAATGGAGGTTCAGACATGGACCCGGTGCTATCTCCGAAGTTTCAGGCCCGACTAACAAGTATTCTTGGAAGTCTTGGCCGGATTCTTTGGAATCCGTGTACCCTATTGCTGATTGTGGTTTTCACAATTATAGCAGTTGGGCAGATAAGTGCAAACGTCTTGAGGTCGACTCTCACGAGCCAACTTCAAGACTCATTGCAGTCCCTAAGACCTACTCGGGACCGCGGCTTATTGCCGCAGAACCAGCCGCACACCAGTGGTGCCAGCAAAACTGCTGGGACTACTTGTGTCGGAGAGTGCAAAAGTGCTGGATCAGTAGATTTGTCTCATTTAGAGACCAATCACGGAACCAAGCGCTCTGTACTCTTGGGTCGGAGACGGGCGCATTAGCGACGGTCGATTTATCGGCCGCCTCTGATCGCGTCACTTGTCACGTCGTAGCGCAGATGTTCAGGAGCAATCCTGGCCTTCTGCGAGCCCTACGAGCGTCACGGACCCGTCGTATCACACAGTCTCTATCGAAGAAATTCGATTCTGAGATTGTGTTGAGAAAATTCTCAACGATGGGTAGCGCCGTGACCTTTCCGGTAGAGACATTGATCTTCCTAAGTGTTGCGCTCGCGTGTGTTGCCACTGTGCGACGCATGCGTGTAATACGCTCGGAGGATCTCCTGTCTTTACAAGGAGAGGTGTCCGTCTTTGGAGATGACATAGTCATCCCCACTGACACCCGGGAGCTGTTCGTGGAGGCTCTTGAACTTTTATGGTTCAAGGTCAACAACGACAAGTCCTACTGGACCGGAAGGTTCAGAGAGTCTTGCGGTGTTGACTCCTTTGACGGGTGTAATGTTACACCTGTCTATTGGAAGCGCTCCTACGACGGCAAACCTGAGTCCTTAGCTAGTGTAGTTGAGTCGAGCAATAACTTCTACAAGAAGTTCTTGCTATCGACTGCGTTCTACCTAGCGTCGACATTACGGAGAGAAGAAATTCTCCCCGTAAAGCAGGGCTCAGGGGTCTTTGGTTTGGAGTCACGCCTCGACCCGGACCACAGCCGCTTCAAGCGGCGGTGGAATGGGGATCTTCAGCGTGCGGAAGTCTTCGGTGTTGTGATTCAATCGCAACAAAGAAGAACTCCAACCAATGACGACTCTGCACTACTTCAGTACTTTACTGAAGCGCCGAGTCCATGTGATCCATGGCAACACGGCGTAGCGCAG